CTTTATGATTTAAAGGTTTGTTTATCATATCTTTATTTTACACAAATACAGGATCCAGATCCATGTGTTTGTAATACATTAACATTTCCAACGTCTACGTGCTTGTCTCAACCTAGAATTAGGATTCTTTGCAGCTTTTGGAAACTTTTTCATTTGTCCTGCAGACCTAGCGCAAAATGATTTACGCCTTTTTGCAGCCTTACTACCTCTCTTTACTTTACCCGTAACAGCAGTTTTTAACTTAGAGCCAGGATTTTTTCTTCTATAAGCAGCAACACCAGCTCGTGTCATACCTGCTCCAGACTTTGTAGGTCTGAAGTTTTTCTTGTTCCTAGCAGGCATTTTACTTTTTCTTCTTTGTGGCACGTCTTTTCCTTTTTACTATAGTTTTTACATTTGTGGGTTTACCACCCGGGTTACCTGCTCTACGTTTACGTGTTACCGCACTACGTCTTTGAGCAGCTGTCATACTACGGGCCTTAGACCGTGGTACGCATTTCGGGTATTTTCGTTTACCGCCCTTTGCTGACTTACGCCCGCAAGATTGGTATTTACCCTTCTTCTTAGGTGCACCAATGTCCACCCAATCACCTTTTTTGCCTTTACCAAACCAAGCAGTAAGTCCACCTTTTGGTTTAGTATTAGCCATTAACTTCTGTATCCGCCGCCGCGCTTCTTGTACGTACGAACTAACCAACCGTTAGCATAAGCACTAGGATATACTTTAAATTTACGTTTAGCTTCAGCTTTTACTCTAGCGTATAACGCTGGGTTAGTTGGCTTAGCACCACTTTTCTTTTTAGTTGTCTTTCTTTTCTTTGCTGGCATTATGCACCTACCTGTTTTTGCGCCTTCTTGTGCGCTTGTCTAAATGTATCACCCATAAGTATTCTACGTTTCATATACTTCATATGTTTTGCCGTATGATGTTTAGAATGACGCTTCATAGCTCCTTCTTGACGTTTAGTCAACTTTTGTTTTTTGACTCTCATAGAAGTCTTTTTTCTAGTTCTGGGCATTTTTCAACATCTCAGCTAGCTTATTTATGTCCATTGTAGGCTCAGGAGTTGGATCATTAGCACTGTTTGCAGTTCCTTGAGGCACTAATCTGCGCTCATTCACTGGTGTTGTGCCTGCCATACCCGGACCCATTTCTTTCATTTTTCTAGTAGCCATAGCTTATTTTACCTCATTATTATCGTCTTTCAAAAAAGACCTTAATTTTTGTGCTTTCTCCTCAGCTGTATCAGCATGTAACTCTGAGTCTACAATCTTTTCTAGCTTTAATGCATCAATTTTTTGGTTTGATATATAACGCCACGTGTAACCGTCATCGTTGTACACCCCAAATACTGTTTGTGAAAACCCTACTTTTATAATAAGTGCGGTATCACCATCTAAAATTACCTTATCACCTTCTTTAAATGACGACGTCAAACGGAAAGTAGCGCCTTTCACAAAGCCTACCGCCCAATCTTTTACAGCTAAACCTACTAACAGGGTTAGTACAAACCCTATAAATTCAATATAAAAATCGTTTAACGTAATCTCAAACATAGTCATATCATACATATTCTAATGTAGTATTCTCCATAAGATATTCAAATAACACCCTAAAATCTTCTTTTTTAAGAAACGGCACATTGTTTCTCATATGCAGTTTCCGATACTCAGTATACGCTATTTCTAATTGTTCTTCTGTGTACAAAATCATTCTGGTTTAGTGGGCCAAACTACTACTTCCCAAGTATCACTATCTGAATATTGTGAAGGTAAATCTCGTATTGCCTGACGATAAGTTGCCCATTCTGTTTTTTTTAAATCTGATAAAGGACTATCTGCCCCTTGAGTCCAATCAGATAGTTGTAATTCTTTAATTCTTTTTTCTACTATAAAAGCACGGGCAGTTTGAGCAGGCGGAGGGGCGGCTACAAAATTACTACCATCCCATTTATAGTCAAACCCAGGAGCTGCTTGTTCTACATAATCATTATTACTTGGCATTTTAGCTAAGATACCCGGTTTTTCAGAATCATCTAGATAGTGACAAATGTCTAAAACTTTGCCATCTGCTTTATCATAAATTGTTATTGCGTGTTTCATGCTTAAATATGTTGCCTATAAACACCGAAGGAAGCCATCCCATAATAATGACCACTCCCTGTATTGTGCATTGCAGTCGCACCCCATACATTAAAGTAATAAGTTCCAGCGGTTAAAGATTGTGAAGTTAATACAACTTGGTGATTGAATGAGCCAACTCCTAAAGCACCAGTATCAACCCAAGCTTGTCCTTTATTACCTTGATTTGTATCGGGAGTTCCCGTTGCTCCTGACCCATTTGTTTCACTTGCTACGTAAGTCTGAGGGGTAAAACCTGAAGTCCCAAAAGCAATACACATATAATTATGTTCATCCCCAGTATAAGCTCCATAAAACTGCGTATTCGCAATACCGAAATAATTACCTGCTGACGAACTAGTAACAACAAAGGGAACACTAGCTATTCTTTTTAAATGGATCTCATACACAACGCCACCATACCCTTTTCTATAAGTCCAGTAAGGCGTGACTAATCCAAAAGTAGTACCAAAGGTGCTTCCCGCCGCAGTATTATGAGGGTAAATAACATGATTATAACCATAAGCCCCATTCCCTCCAGTACCTCCTACAGAAGCTTGAATTGAACCATCTGCAAGAACATCTGATACTATCGCTCTAGTTCCAAGCCCTCCAGCATAAGAAGAACCAGTAACTTTTATTGTAGAGAACGTGTGTGCGGTTCCTTTATCTACTCCATTTACTGTGTTCGCTTCTATTCTATCTGCGTTCAGTGTATTTGTATTTATCTTACTCCCATCTAAATTAAGGATTTTTGCATTAGTTATTGCTGCATTATCTATTTTTGCTGTAGTTATAGCAGCATCATCTATTTGAGCAGTACCTATAGCTGCATCCGCAATAACACCAGAGGCTGCGGTTATAGAGTCTGCAACAAAAAAATCAGTAACATTTGAGCTAGAAACTTTAGAAGTAGTTACGTTGATACCACTAGTAAACTGACCAACAACATTAGAAGTAGATACATGCCTAACCCAGTAATAAAAATTTGCATCAAGATCTACAGTGTCTGCATATACTTGGGCTCGAGTAGTATCAATACGAATAGCACTACCTATGTCGTTACTTGTATGACGCCATACCTCAGTAAAAGCAAAGTTACCAAACTGTGCTAGGTCCCAAGAAAGAATAATTTTTTGAAATGCACCTACACCTGAAAACCCAGTAACATCTGGTGGTATCGTAACATCAACTCTTTCTGTAGGTATGAAAGTATTAGGTGGTGTCCCAGCGTTTGGGTCAAAAGGATTTTCTTTGAAGTTTTCTGCTAATCCGGTATCAATAAGTTCCCTTACAGTTACCGCTCTATCTTTTGGGTCACCTGTTCTACCAAGACGTACCTTTAATGCTTCATCAACAGCGTTTAAGTAAGTCTTTAACTTCGGGTCAACATCTGAAGGTATTGGTGGTATTGAAGGTATCTTGGTTTCATTAGTAGCCATTAGATAGCCCTCAGTTCATCTATAGACTCTCCAATACAGACTTCATTTATAGTATGCGCACCTGATACTTCTACTTCATACACTTTATGTACACCAGTAGGTAGTCTTAAAATTGGTTCCATAATTGTTGTTGCACTAAAAGAGGTGGGGGCAGAACCTGTTGCACTAAACACGGATCCAGAGGCTGTAATTGTAGCGTCAAATATTTCCGTACCGTCACCAAATACTTTTACCGTAATACCAGAGCCAGAGTATGCTTCGGCTTCTACTTTTACAAAGTTCATACTAGTAGGTCTAGGTAGAACAAACTGTGCGGTTTTAAATGTTTGCGTAGTATTTGTAGCACTACCTTGAAAAAGTTCTACTTGAGCATTACCACCACCAGAATCATAATCAATAAGGTACAGTTCATTGTCGTCAGGGTCAGTAAAACCACCCTGTGCATGACCGGTAGCTATTGAACTAATTGTGGTAAAAGCGTTCTTACCACCTCGGGGATCAAACATAAAAGCACCGTATGCAGAACCAGTATAGTATTGTCCTACGTACTTACCTTGCCATAGAAAACCCTTAATTGTAGAGGGATAGAACTGCGCTTGCCATTGTTTAGGTGTAATCAATCCTTCGGTTAGTATTGCAATATCACTACCTGAAGCACCTACTAAACCATCAGGTGAGGCATAGATAGCTAAGTCACCCATATCTACAAGCGACTCTTTATTTAAACATGCTTGTGCTGCTTCCATACGTATCACACTCATAGACTGTGGGTCTGTACCAGCAGCTATGTAAGGTGTACCTTTAGTGGCAATAAACAATACTTGTCCCGCCATAGCTATACTCACAATCTCTTCTTCAAGTGTTATACGATATGCTACTGGCCAAGCGTGTGGTAAAAAAGGTTCAGAAAAACAAAGTCTTTTACCACTAAACCCAGCAAAGATACCATTTGCCATAGCAGTCAAACCTAACATCTGTCCGTTAGGATAAGTACTAGTGTCATCATCTGGTGGCGCAATCCAATACGTAGAAGGTATTATCTCAGCTAAAGCATCATTATTTAAATTATCAGTTGTACTTGCCGTAGCCAAAGATACCTCTTTTACAAACTGAAAGTTAGTAGTGTTAGAGCCAGTATTAGAACGGTAAATACGTTTATTAGCTAGATTAGTATTACTTTTAGAAGTAGCGGTATCCATACCAGATATAGTTACTGTTTGCCCGTCTACTTTTGTTAATACCGTAGACGCCGGCGACGGTGGACCTTCTTCACCAAATGCAGATACAAAAGTATATACATAAGATGTACTGTATTGCGTCTGTGTACCATCATCACTACCAGAAGTTATACTTGTACTAGCAGCGCTTGTTGGCGCAGGTATACCTAATCTAAAAAAACTTCTTGGGTATGCACCAGAACCAGAGGCAAGTAGCTGTGTAGAACTACCCATTTGTGGGAAGCCAGCACCAGTCCAATACAAACGATCAAAAGCATCATCTGCTACAGGGCCCGGTTGTACATTTACAGCATTAGTAAACTCTAAGTTGTAAACTTGACCACCAAAATCATACCTATACAAACCAGCTCTAGCTTGTGCATTTAGTGTAGCTACTGTGCTATTGCTAGTAATCGGCGTCAATACACCACGATCTAGATCTGTGTTATTTGCCGTTTGCCCTAAGCCTTCACCTAGTAATCTAGGGGAGACTTGTGGTGCAATACCGTTAAAATTTACTAACTTAAAGTACGCCATATATTAGTCATCCCCTCTGGCTACTTTCTTTTGTTTCTCAAAAGTTCTAAGCCCTGCCATACCAAGCATAGCCATAAGTATGGTAGATAATTGAGTAAAATCGAACTCTGGCATATCTACTTGTACACCAGCTAGTGCAGCAATCCACTCACCTACAGGTAAGATAATAAAATGTACCATCATTGCAACTGAGCAACCCCAACCTACAGACGGACGCCAACCAGCAACAAACCAGTTTTTACTAGCTGCTTCTATTTTATTTACTTCAATCTGTGAAAGATTAGCTGTTTGTAATTGTGTCTTGAGTTCATGCTCAAGTTTCATCTTTAAGTTTTTGTCTGCAACAAACTTACCTAAGACTTTGTCAGCTATACCTATTACTGAACTTGTTATTGGATCCGCCATAAATACCTCCTATGTGCGTAAAAAATATACTAATAATCCTATTCCTGCGGCTACGACAATCCACATAAACCTCTCTATGAATCGTCCTGTATTAGAATTAACATTGGATTGTGACTCTACATCATCTAGACGTTGTTCTATCTTATCCATTCTAATAAAGAACCTATCGTTCTGCCTCAATACGGTAGCTACTCGTTCTTCAATACGAGCAATAGACACGACTGCATCTGCTAGTCGGTCTAATTTTTCTTCTATTTTTTCTAGTCTTTGTTCGTGTTTCTCACTCATAACTCCAAACCCAAGGTCTTGGTCTGGTGCTAGTAGCTTCTAAAGTGTCTAGATGTATAAATCTAGAGTCGCCATGTTGTTTCACACCAAGCCCGGTTATACCATGTTGTAACGCTACTTCTATACACCTTAAGGCGTCCGCGCCTCGTATAAGTATGTCTACAGCCTTGCCACTTGCGTGGGCTCCTGGTTGTGATTTTCTTGCTTCTATAGGATGCGTTGGATCTCTATAGGCACTTGTTATTATAAACGGAATTCCTACTTCTTCACGTATTTTTTCAAGAGTTTCCATAAACTCTGGGTCCATTTTACATATCCCAGTATGCTTACACTTGAGTTCGTCTTCGCTAAAATATTTCCACATAATTTATTTTATTGTTTTATAAGATTTTAATAGTTTATACCATTCTGGTTTTATTTCTTCCCATACAGTAAATTTTTTTATATTTAAACTATGTCTAACTTCATCTATTGGTTTATCTAACAACTCATGCCAATTTACAGTCATAAACCAAGGAGTTTGTTTACCTTTTATATAACCTTCTAGAATTAATCTAAAGATACTTATAGCTGGGTTAAACTTAATTTTATACCAAAAGGGTCCTTGTATGGCGGTCTTACCAAAAGAGTTCCTTATTGATAATAATAAGCTAGCCATACAAATATAAAAGAAACTCCAACGGAAGCCCTTTGCAATAGTAAAAGCTAATACTGATAACTCTGCAATAGGGGTAGAATCTAATTTATTTAGGCAATGTATTAAATCATGTTCGTTTAACATACCTTGTAGAAAAGCTATTCTTTTTTTACCTTTAGTTTTAGATAAATTAAAATTTTTATGAAATAGATCGTCTTGGTTATTTTTCCAAAAAAATTTTAACTCTGACCCTAAAGTCCCTTTTTTATGTCGTTTTTGCATAACTACTTCTTTTAAATTTTTTTGTTTAAAAAAAGTTTTTGCGTAGGGGTGTTTTTTAAATCTATTTAAT